GTCGTAATTCTTTGGTATGTTGTCGGAACTAATGATGCCAACAAGAATGAACCCTGATTAAATTCAGAGTCAACTTTTAAAGTTTCTTCCAAGTCATCATCAAGATATCTTTCAACCAAAACATCACCGGTGGTTTTAATATAAATGTCAGTTCTTCTTCCACATATTTCATCAACTTTTGCATCAACACCGACCTTTTTATATTTACCGTTTTCAGTATTTAACCAATATTCTTCTTTCTTTTTATACATTGACCCAATATCTTCATGACCAATATAGATACGGTCCTGGTCTTCAATCTCAAGGTATTTGACAATATATTTCAAACCTGCTGACTTAATACTTGAATTGATTGCTTGAGCACGTCTTACAGAGTGTAACGCGTCGATTACATTATAACCCCAAATTGATGTTTGGGTATAATCTTCAATTTCATTGGCAAGTTTTAACAAACCTTTTGTTTGTCTAATACTTTGTTCAGGGTTTAAAGAATGACAGATTTTTTTAATATTTAAACCCAATGCTTTTGCTCTTTCAAATATCCAAAACCAGTCAAACGCAAATCCATTATAAGAAACAATAATGGATGGTTTTATTTCATCGATATGTTTAAAAAATTCAATAATACCATCACGTTCCTCATCATCATTTGTACATTCAATAACTTTATGAAAACCCTTGTTTGTTTTTAATCCAAACATAAATATCCTACCGTCTTTTGGTTCCAAAGCGGTGGTTTCCAAGTCAAATACAAATCGGGTTACATCATTATAACTTTCAAAACCTTTGAATAATCTTTTTTCTTTTTGAACCAAATACTGCTCAATTGGTGGTAATAGTAATATCTTATCTCTTGTATTTTCACCCCACGGGTCCAAACCACCATCACGGAAAAATTGAATAAGGGTTCTATACCCTTTTAAAGATTTAACCATAAAATTTAAACCTTTTTCTAATCTTTCATTTCCACCTGTTTCAAGTTTTTCAATAACAATGCCATACTTTGACATCGCTTCTTTTTGAAGTCCTTTCGAACCTTGATAAAAGTTCATACCTCTTAGGTCACCAACCCAAGCGAATGGTATAAAGGTATCCCTTTTGACAATTTTACCCTTAACCGGGTCTTCAATAATTTTGTAAATGTAATCGGACTGATAATCAAATTCTACACTGACGATGTACTTTTCGGGGTCCGCACCCTCTAAAAACTGCTTAATTTCTTCTTGTGTTATCATAATATAAGTTTACGAGTGGTGTATTTGCTGTCACACTATGTGACATTTACCTTCCTCATTACCTATAAATATATCTTACAAGATTGGGATTATCAACAACAGTAATTAGTTTTTATAAAAGAATCTGTTACGTTAATATATAGGTTTTCTCTTATGGGAACAATAAGTTCACCTTGAGATGTTGTGATACTAAACTCGCCCACAAATCTACCAACTTTTGCCGTATCTGATGTTGTAAATTGATAATATATGTAATATTCTGTCGGAGCGTCAGGATTATCTAAAAATTTTTCAGTAATATACGCAATATAGTTTGAAACACCTTCATTCTTAAATATTCCACCATTATAATTAACATTATTAATACCAGCATTATATGATGCTAATGTGTGTTCCCATGCTTCTCTTTCAATATTATCTGAATAATTTAATTTTTCAATTTTTTTATACCAATGTTGATATAATTCTGATAACATATATGTGCCAATATAAATGTTCTTTTTTTCAGTATAAGGTTTTTCATCAATATTGAGTCTTTCACAGTACCACTTATAAGTTCTTGGCATCAATTGCATAAATCCATATGCTCCCATGTATGATACTGCGTTATTATAAAATGATGATTCCTTTTTTACTAATCTAAACATAATATCAATAGGTATATCTTTGGCTATTGCTTCTTCATACATATATCTGATAAATTTTGGATTAACATATTTAGGTATCTTAATTGATGATTCTTTTTCTATTATCCAGTAAAGGTATTTGTCAGATTCTAATATGGTGAATAATGAATCTGTTACTTCATTTTTTTCGTTTACTACATATTTTAGATTATGAATTTTTGATTTTAATTCAACTACTTCTTTTTCATGTTTTTGTTTAATGTTCTTAGTTATTAGAATTGAAAATGAAATTGTTATTAATAAAAAAACTATCATACTCATGATAACTATTTTTAGTTTTTTGGTGATTTTCTCACTTTTCATATTTTTGTTTATTTTTTCATTTTAAAGAGTTCAAACTACTATAAATCAACAACACACTCTTAAAATTAAAAAACTATCACGGCACCGACCCAAATAGATAAGTGCCTGATAGTCATCGTTTTGTTTTTATATCAAGTTTAGTATATATTAAATTTTAATTCTTCTTTTTTGAATAATGTGAATTTTAATGTATATCAAAATTTTATAAAGGTTTATTTTCTCAAGTCTGAAAATAATATATAGAAAAAAGTATATCAATTTTAATGGGCGAAATTATTAGGATTCGTGATTTAGCAATCGAGACTTCAATAACTGGGAATATCTATTTACCAACAAAGATGTAGATTTGGAATTTAATATATAATAAAAAATAAAACACCTCAACATGAGTTATAAGAAAATTAGAGTTATAGGACCCGAAGATGTAAGAAAACCAGAAAATGGTTATGTTTATCTTGGATATGGATATTCAACAACATTCGAAGATATTGCTCCATGGATAAAAAAAGAAGATGGCTCATTTTATTTAATTAGTGGTGGAACTGGAGGTGGTGAGTCTGGCACATATGTACCATATATTAATGCAATTAAAAATGTTGATTTAGGAAATAATAATTTAACCGTTGGTGGTGATACATATGTTGAGTATTTAGATGTGGGTGGTGATTTAGATATGACAACTAATAATTCAAAAATTCAAGCCGCTACTAGAACTAGTGGTGGTGCCGCCTCAATTAATTTGCCACATGCTACTGCTCCATCTTCACCAGTAGCAGGTGATATTTGGACAACAACTACTAGTGTATATGCCCGTATTGGTACTACTACAATAGATCTTGGTGCATCTGGTGGTGATAGTTTTTGGGTAGCTTGGTCAACAAATGGTATTCGTTATACTGATGGTTCTGCTATTTGGGCGAATAAAGCATATATAGGTGGTAGTGTAAGTTATTCTACTAATGATGATTTATTAACAGTTAAAGGCGCTATAACGTTAAGTGATACTACTAAAACAAATGTTGGTACAATTAGATATAATACCTCAACTAGTGATTTTGAAGGTTATATTGGTACTAAATGGTATTCTTTAACTGCTGGTGAACACACGGCAGACACTAATGAGTTTATTTATAATGATTCTGGTGGAGCATTAGTTGGTACATCTAAATTGATGTATAGTGATAATGGTATTGGGGTTAATACCTCTGATCCAAAATCTAGTTTTGAAATAAGTGGTTCATTTGGTAAAAAAACTACTATCACGTCAACAAATATTACTTTGGATGAAACTCATCACACTGTAATATGTTCAGGCAGTTCACTTATTCAGATTACATTGCCTAGAATTCAAACTATTGTAACTTCTTGTTCAAATAGAGAATATACAATATGTCGATATGGTACAGGAAATGTTCAAATAAAAACCTCCACAGCAGAACCATTAGATACTGAATATACAGAATTTTACGGATCAAGCAATTCAGGTGCAGATGGTAGTATTGATTTTGATGTTGATGTGCCTTTTGGTGCAGATTCTAAGTTTATATTATATCAAGTTACAATAAGGGCAGTTGTTAATTATCCAGCATATGGTAAATCTACATGGTTAGTAACGAACTTTTCATCATCTTATGGCGTATAATTACTTATGTAATAATTTGATAAGATTTTCAGTTAGGAAGGCGATAAGTTTTTTATCGTCTTTTATTTTTACATCAGGAATATTTCTAATAATAGAAAATTTATCATTACCTTCAATAGTTAATTTTGAAATGTGTTCAAACAATTCTTTATCTTGTTGATAATATTCTTTAAGTTGTTCAACGAATTGTCTTAAATCGACACCCATTTTATTGTTATATTTAATGCACTGTAACTCAGTGTTATTTTCTTTCTCAATAAGTATATACCAAAGTTTTTTCTTTGAAACTTTGATGTTTTCTAAAAAGTTATATGCCTTCTGCGCTTTCGTATTTTTTGGAAATTTTGCAACTTTACCATATAAATTAACTTTCTTGTCTGCCATATTGTTCTCTTTCTTTTATAGTTTGATTAATTTCATAATTTAAAATAGGATATAATTTTTTTGATTTTAATATATCTTTATTATATTTATCTTTAAAATCATTATCTAATATTACAATTTCATCTTTTAAATTTTTGAAAAAATTATCTAATAAATCCACCATTTTTTCAAATTCTAATTTTGGTGAAATACTAATTATATTTTCATCTTTTATAAATGTATAAACTTCGTTATCTTTTCTTATTGAATTCCAAACATATAATGATTCCATAGTTCTGTCATTATAAAATGATGATATATAACCTAATTCCGTAATTAGTAATTTATATACAGTTTTACCAATACCAATTCCTTTTAATATGTATGGTAATCCAACTGGCACATGAATTCTATTCATTTTGTTTTTTTCTATATCAATTTCAACATTAAATTTAAATTTATTGTTATCAGGATATATTAAATGAAAATATGTATCATATATATTTTTATCTTTACTTTTAAATAAAATGTATTCTAATTGATCAATAATAGATTTTGCCTTAGGATTGTATATTATTCTATATAATTTATAAATATCATCTTCATCATATTTTTCAATTTCAACACCATCATCAGATATATTATTTTTTAATCTTATAATTAAATCATTAATAAAATTAGATGTGCTTTTATAATCTGATAAATTTTGTAGCACGTTTTTATACCTTTTTAATGAGTTGTCATTTATAGACATTTCATTTAAAATAAAATTATTGTATCTTAGAATTCTATCTATCATTTAATATTTCACCTTTTAACTATATATTGTGTTAGGAAGGTTTCTTTTTTCTATTTTTTTTATATATATAATGAGATGGCATCATTAAATGAAATATATATAAAGTTACAAAATGAAAAATTGGAAAGGTTAAAGTTAGAAGAAGAAGAAGATTTGCGTTTATTAGAAATGATGTATAGTTATAATAAACATTTAAATACTTATTTTCCTTATATTATATCAGGTAATGTGTCAAAAAGAGGAATAGGTGTTATGACTATTAGAAAAACAAACATAGTTGGATATGATAAGAAGTAAAGATTATTTGAAATCTAAATTTGAAGATGGTGATATACCTACAGGTGCTGATTATTCAGATTTTATAGATTCTTGTTATAATGATGATTCAGGAACCACAAATATGAACATAAGTTTGCCAACTGTTAATTTTTTTGTTAGGGAGTATATTTCTGGTGAGAAATCAAGGACTAGTGGAGAATTATATTCATATTGGAGTCAGAGTGATTTAGCATTTTTAGATTATAATCCAAAGTTATGGTTATTTAGATATAAAAACAATCGTAAAGATTTCGATGGTGGTATTACTATAAAACATAAGAAAGATGTTCACACACCACATTTAAATGGTGTAAATTATCCAAATAGTAGTTTTTATAGTGGTAGTTTTTTTTCAGATGTTCCTGAAATAAATGCAACGGGAGTTCATACAGAATTTGATATCCCAATAGTTGCAAATGAGACTTTTAAAGTCGATATTGATCCTTATGATTGGTTTTATATGTATAGTGCTAAAGATTCATACAAATTAAATGATAGTTTACCATTAACCTCACCAGAGCATTATTTGAGAGTTATGGGTAGACCTAAGGGAAATCATAGTTTTTTATTTAGATTAGCTATAACAATAGATAATCCAAATGGTGAACAACAGAGAATAATTGGACCAATGTCGGATATTATAGCATTGAGAATACAAAATGGTTATTTTGAGTATCAACGTAGATTTAGTGATTTAAGTACTAAAAGGTTTAATATGTAAGATTTTGGGTAATAATTGGTACGAGCTCATACCTTAGGGTTTAGGCGGGAATCTGAATATTGTTTCGCACGATATTCAGATACCAATGTTGCCATTTTTAATCACATGAATTTCTTAATTTTTTAAAATGAAGATTTTAATTTATTCTCAACATTTTCATTATATTTTATTCTTAAAAGTTTGATATTGTTATCTTTACAGTATTTGGATTTTATTTTGTCATGATCTTTAGTTAATTTTAAAGCTTTTTCTCCTCCAAAAAATTGAATTGGTTTAAAATGCTGCATACCATCATATTCTATACACATATTATATTCTGGTAAATAAAAATCAAAAGGTAAATAATTGAGATTTTTACAATCCTCAAATGTTTTTTGAGGTTCAAATTCTACATTATTGTTTTCTAAAAATAATCTTACTTCATTTTCTCCCCTTGATGATTTACAAATTGGACAACCTGCACCTCTTAGGTGTGTGTGTGCAGTTTGTTCAAAAATCCCGTGATTTTTACATATTATTTTTACTTTTTTAGTAGAATGCTTATAGTTGACTAATGAATAATCATATAAATTACCATGCTTTTCTTTTGCTAATTTTATAAAAGTTTCAGTATCATATGTCATTTTTTCATGATAACATTTTTTACAACCAACCCCTTGTAAATGAGAACCAGCATTTTGTTCAAAAATACCATGTTCAGGACAGATAATTTTTATAAAATTATTTCGGCTATTATAATTTGTTAATGAATAATTATATTTGTTATTATGTATCTTATTTACTTTTTCTATAAATTCATTATTAGTATAATTATAATTACCAGAACATTTTGAACAACCATCACCTGAAAGATGTCTATTTGGCTTTTGTTCAAATATTCCATGCTCTGAGCAAATAATTTTAACTTTTATATGTGCAGTTTTGTATTTTACTAATGAATAATCATACCTATTATTATGAACATTATTTGCTTTTTCTATGAAATCTCCAGTAGTGTATAATATATTATTTGCGCACATAGGACAGCCGTTATGTAAGTGATTATCGGGTCTTTGTTCAAAAATGCCATGTTCAGGACAAATAATTTTAACTTGAGTTTTATTATTCTTATATTTTACTAAAGAATAATCATATTTATTATTATGTTTTTTACTACCTTTTTTAATAAATTCATCTTTTGTAGATAAGTTAACACCTGCACATTTTGGACAACCTTGACCTCTTGCATGATTACCAGGAGTTTGTAAAAAAGAACCATGAATAGGACATATTATTTCAACTTTTATGGTAGATTTTATATACTCTACCAAAGAATAATCATATTTGTTATTGTGAATATTGTTAGATTTTTCTATAAATTTTTCTTTATAATTTTTCATAAACTAATAGTTATTTTTTTCATATACACTATATATAAAATTTCCAAAGTCAAAAATGTTAAAAGATTGAGATTTTAGAAATAAAAAAATAATTATTTAAACATATGCTCGTTGATTGGGAATTCAGAAATTCTAACGTAATCATATCCTACATAGATAAAACAGGTAATATTAAACTTAAGTATAAGCCGTGGTCACGCCCTACTAAATTTATAACCACAGGTGATGATGATCCTGAAAAGTCAGGACGGTTTGTGACTTGGGATGGAAAAAGCGTAAAAGAAATCTATAGTAAGTTCCCCAACAAATATTCAATATATGATTTCATTGATAATTTACCAGAGGAAGAAAGGAATGAAATTTATGAATATAATGATCCAAATATATTTTTCATAGATATTGAGAATGAGATTCTTGATAAAAAGCCACAACCCCAATTGGCAGAAAGTGCCATACAATCCATTTCTATTGTAAATAAAGATAAGATATTGGTGGTTGGTACTGAGCCACTTAGTCAAAGTCAATGTGATTCTATTCAAAGTGATGTCAATTTACACTTTGATAAATTTTCAGGTGAATATAGTTTTAAGTATATTCAATATAAGAATGAGTTTGATATGTTATATAACTTTTTCCATAAACTTATTCCTAAAATGGCAGTCTTGTCAGGTTGGAATTTTATTCAATATGACTGGGTATTTTTAGTAAATAGAGCAAGAAGAATAGGTATTGATCCTACTGTTGCATCATTTACAAGAAAATTAATTGAACCTTTTCAAAGAAATGATTATGCTGAGATTCCAGCACATAGAGTTATTGTAGATTATATGATGCTTTTTGATAAATGGGATACATCAGTGAAGGTGAAAGAGAGTATAAGTTTAGATTTTGCGTCTGAGAAGATATTGAAAGTTAAGAAAGTTAATTATGAAGGTGATTTAAAACGGTTACATCGTGAGGATTATAAGAAATTTATCTTTTATAATGCAATTGACTCCGCTTTGGTTCAAAAGATACATGAAAAAATGAAATATGTTGACATACTTTATGGTATGAGTGTATTAGGTAAGATTAAAATTAAAGATGCTTTATCAACATTGGCACTAACTGAAGGTATTTTAAGAAACAAATTAAGGGATCAAAAAAATATTGTTTTAGTTAGAGATGAGAGTTTAAATGATGATGATGGATATTCTAATATTAAAGGTGGTTGGGTTAAAGACCCCGTAAGAGGTATGGCGACTTGGACTTGTTGTTATGACTTTGCTTCACTTTATCCCACAACAATGCAACAATTTAATATATCTGCGGATTCATATAAAGGTCAGAAAGTTAAAGGTAAAGATTATTCAGTTTTCAATGGTCATCAGTTGATGGTTGATAGTGAAGATATTGTGACATTAAATAATTCCGTATTTAAAAAAGAAGATGGTGTTGTAACTCAGGTTATGAGAGAAGTCTATCAAGATAGAAAAAGGTGGAAGAAACAAATGATGGAAAAACATATTGAATTGGAAGATTTGAAGGAAGAATTGAAAAGATTAGAAGAAGAACCATTATAATTTTTTAATATATATTCAATATGAAACATTTAAAATTATTTGAAGAAGTACATATTCTGCCTAAGGTTGGAGATTGGTGCGTTGCAACATTTTCTTATAATCTTTCTGATGGTAAAGGTCCTCAAGAAAAAGAAATATATGGTGAAGTTGTTGAAATAGGTGGTGTAATAATACAAGATATGATAACTATTTTTGATGGTAATATTAAAAAACTTGTACATTTATCTAAATTAAAATATTGGTCAAAGAATAAAGAAGATTTAGATGTTTATATTCAAGCAAATAAGTACAATATGTGAAACATTTAAAATTATTTGAAGCTCATAAAAAAACCCCAAAAGTTGACGAATTGTTAGATGGTATTTCACCTGAATTTTGGGAAATGGTAAATACTGCTAAATGGTGGTTGGTGATAAAAGCTAGTCGTGAAGATACTGATGGTGCCAAAAAACAAGCTATGAAAGAATGTAAAGGTAGAATTTATACTAATTATGAGTATAGTCAAATTAAAAAGTTTGAATATGAAATGAACACCTTATATAAAAGATTGAAAAATTATTTTGAACCGTATTGGCTTGGAAAAATTAAAATGCGTGGATATCGTGGATATGATGTTAGTGATGATGGATATTGGGATTTACTTTCATCTATAATAGGTAAAGGTAAACTTTGGACCATTGATTGTATTGAACATCCATCTATACCAGCACAAATGGCAAAAAAAAATGATTATACAGAAAATTTTAGTTATTTGTTAAGTGGTATAAGTTACGATGAGTATCATGAAATTAGATGTGAATTTGATCCATTATATCGAGAAACAAGCAAATATAACTTATAATGAAAAAACCTCTCAATTTGAGAGGTTTTACTTTTTATTTATCTTTTGGTTTATCAATTTTCTTTGTGACAGTGTGTTCTTTTTGTTCTTTTTTAATTTTAACAGCATCTTTAAGTGTTACTTCAATTATTTCTCCTGGATTTTCAAGAGATTCAATGAAAACTCTACTACCTTCAATTCTATTTACGTATCCTTGAACAATATCATTATCAATGAATTGACCAGCATTTAGAACTGGTCTTTCTTTTGGTGTTTTAGGGTCAAT